TTAGCGCAAAATCTGTTCATTTTTGCTCTGAAAAATGTGACTGACCTTCTTATTTTCAAGTTGTTCCATCTCATCTATGACATGACTGTAGGTTCCTATAGTTGTGTCTATTTTTTTATGACCTAATCGTTTGCTAACATAATTGATGTTGATTCCTTTGAATATCAGAAGGCTAGCATGTGTATGCCTAAGTGAATGAAAAGTGATCTCTTTTATACCTAATTGTTTGCAAAGACTTTTAAGTCTTTTCGAGACTCCATTGTGAGAGAAGGCAGGTGTCCTAAAATTATCTATATAGAGGTACTGGTAGGCATGCATCAATTTGAACTTCTTCAAATAAAGAATAGTATCATCATCAATAGTGATAGTTCTGTGGCTTGATGCAGTTTTTCCACTAGTAAAGTTGTGAGAGAAGACCGCATCGAAACTTTTATTGATTCTGATGGTCTTAGACTCAAAATCGATATCTTTCCAAGACAAAGCTAGAATCTCGCCATAACGCATGCCAGTAGTTAGGCCAAGAATAATCATTAAGAACATATCTGGCTTTTTGTCGAAGTTGTTCTTAACATAGTTTAAAAGTTTGTTAGCGTCTTTCTCAGAAAGGTACTTTTTACTTTCATCTTTTGGCTTAACATCTGCTGATAAAGTAATTTTGTATGTAGGATCTTTAGAAATCAATCCATCGTAAATAGCATCCTTAATACACTTCTTGACGTGACTATGTGTTTTAACAACTGTATCCATGGATTTTCCTTTACCACGACTCGTTATGAAATCCTGGTACATGGACCTAGTTACTTTAGAAATTGGAGTTTTCTTGAAGTGTTTTTCAACCAAAATAATGTCACGTTTATATTTCTTTTGAGTGCCAATTGATAAATCATCTGAAACGTAACGAGCTACCCATTTTTTAAAGTAATCCGCAAATGGAATGTCTCCGCCAGTAAAAAACGAGCTATCTTCTAGCTTCTTCTTAATCTCTGATTCTTTCAGTCTTGCTTCAGTTTTAGTATCAAAGTTTTTACGAGTAATCTGTTTGTATTTCCCATCATCATCCTTGTATGAGACACGACAATACCATTTCTTAGTCTTCTTATCTTGTTTAACTGACATAGTAAGCTCCTTTCTGTATTAGTACTTAATAGAGATTAGTACGAAAATCTTCAGACAATTGCTTTAATAATCAAGTATTTACCTTAAAAGACGGACTTCATTGCTAAATATACGAACGTATGTTCTTTATAAGGGTAAAAAGAAAAGCCCGAAGGCTAATCTTAAAAAATTATATTTTTGTAAGTTCTACTTTATCTGACGATTCAAGAGTTAATTTAGGACTTGCAAAGATATATTCTTGAGCAACTCTTTTTTTATTTGCGGAGTAAGTAAGGTTATATTCGTAAGCCTGTTTCGCTCCACTATACAAGTCCGATATTTGAGGAGTTTTATCGTAAGTAAGAATCCAGTACCAGTCTTCTAACGATAAAATCTTATCTCTGACTTCTATATGTTGTTTATGGTTGTAAAACGAAAGGTATAAAGATTTTCCTTGTTCATAATAAGGTGGGTCGAAGAAGATGAATAAGTTGTTTTGATCATAATTACTTTTTAAAATATCAACTAATTCGCAGGCGTCGACATTAAATAAAGTAATTTGATCTCGATAATGAGAAATTTCCTTTATCTTGTTTATTGAGGTTTTCTTATTAAATCGACAATCCAATTTATACTTGCCTTGTTGAGATTTGCCGCCAATCGGGCCACCAGAGATAATCCCACTAACATTAGTCCGGTTTAGAAAGAAAGTAGCAAACGCACCTTCGAGTGATCCAATAGTTTTTCCGTGTAGTTCGTATATTTCTTTTTGTCGGTGCCATTCTTTTATTGTGACTTCAGTTTGGCTTATTAGTGTGATAAAGGCATCTGTATCTTCGAGTACGGCTCTCCAGAAATTAAAGATTGCTGGATCATAATCATTAATAATGATTTCATTAACTGAGCCGGTTAAAAGTAGTTTTAGACCAACTCCGCATCCACCGGCATAAGGCTCGCAATAAACGGTATCAGTGATATTGTTGAGCTCGATAGTATTTTTTACAAAATTACACAGCTGTGTTTTACCACCGGGATACCTTAATGGAGAAACTGTTTGTGGCATATAATCACCTCTGATTAAGAATATCAGAATTTGCAGTCTTTGGCCATGCTTTTTCAAGAATTAATATTATTGCTAATTTTACCAAAAGTAGATTTAAACTTCTTTACAAAAGTAGTGATAACTTCATCATTATCATTAACCCAATACTTCATAAGTATTTCAATAAAGTATTTATTGTCATTAAACCAGTGTTTATATTTTTCTTTTGAAGCAAATTGGCTATAGTTCTCAGAGTTAACCCCGTCTCTCAAGATTAAGCGTTTGGTCCAATTGTGATCTGAAATAATAGGATCATCGAAAAAATCGTGAGTGTCTGGAATTTTTTCAATATAGTTCCAAAACATTTCTTCAATATTTGGATATTCAGGTGATAACCCAGGTAAAATGAGAATATTTGAGGTTTGTTCATCTATTGTCAAAGGGTATCCGGTAGTCATTTTTTTCAAAACTGCAAAATTTACAGGGTTATTAATATCAGGATCAAGAACGGTTATATAGTTTTTGAAGACTTCAATATCGGATACCATAAGATTAATAATATGAGACCATGAAATGTTGATATCAAGTAAGTCAATTGAAGGATTATAATTCTTAAAATCAAATAATTCTTTTAAAAACCATCTCGCAACACTGTCCTCAGTTAAAACCTTAACTCTATTATTTTTTTTAACCGCTCCCGTATAAGTATCATTGAGATCATTCACAAAAAAAGCCTTCGGTGGATTGATTTTTTCATGTATACCATCAGATTTTCTAGTTAAATAAGACACATTAATTTTGGATTTACTTTTTTCTTTTTGTCGTTTTAGTGTGATGTATTCCAGTAATGATAGACTATGAGTAGTGAAAACTATTTGGAGATTCAGGTCAACAGACTGTTCATATAAATAATCAAACAGTTTTCTTTGTGCAGCTGGATGTAGTGTGGCATCCAATTCATCAATCAGAAGGATGCCACCATTATAAGAATCAGGTTGGTTTTCTCTGAGGTATTTAAACGAAAGGACAGACAGTATTATTTGTCCAACATTGTCTTGTCCAGAAGAGTTGGCCGTATCAGAATATTGATTTGATTTAAAACCTGTTTTTAGTTTTGTAATTTCTTTAATTCCAATTGATCTAGCTTGCAGGTTATCACCAAAATCTAAAGACAAAATATTTTTATGAAGATTTACTAGTTCGTCAGCATATTGGGCAGGGATGTTTTTCCGTGAATTAGTTTTAGCTTCTCCAACAGGATAAAGCCTCGACAATCCCAAATAATAGGTTGGCCACTTAAGTTTACTTTCTGTTTCTCGTATACCGGGGATCTTTTTAGGTAAGAGTCGATATCTATCATTTTGAAATAATGCTCTGAATTGAAGTTCCTTAACAAAAACACAACGATCATTGATTTTCGCATTAGTTTTCGGAATATCTTCAAATATTAGAGTTGCTTTATCACCAGTTGTGTCATATTCTCTATCTCCAACAATGATGTCAGAGAATTCTCCTCTAAAAAGTGAACCGTTTATATGTGTTGCATCATCTTTTTTTAATTCTCCGCAGTTACTTAAAACAGCTAAAATAGTAGATTTTCCAATTCCGTTATGTCCAGAAATACAATTAATGTTTTTTGATAACTCTAGTTTTATACCTTCTTGGAATGCCCTAAAATCACGAATTTCTACACTTTTAATCCACATTTTTAAACCTCCAACCAGATTACGATGTACTATCACATAAAAATATAATTTCTGAATTGCTAAACAACTTGATAAAATCGAACCACAAATCGCTTATATCAATAATAATATACAAATGAATGTTCCTAATTAATCCATGGGATAAAGTCCATATAATTGTATAAAAGTTAATAGGCCACTTAAATTTTTTAAAGCATTAAGATTCAAACAATTAATGAGAATTAGTAAAAAGTAAATATATCCTAAATTCGTTTAAGCATCTCTTTCTTCTTAACATCAAATTCATCTTCAGTAATGATTCCGTTATCTAATAACTCTTTCAATTTTGTCAAATCTGAGAAAGTAGAATCTTTAGGATCGTCTTCAGACCTATTGCTAATGATGCAATTTAAGCCTGAAATGGTAGCTTTGGCATTCGCTTGTGCCAACTTGTATATCGTTTTAGATTTGTCTGTCTTAAACGTAATCAAAGGAACTAACAATGATCCTTGTTTTGTATTTTTGAGAGTAAGTAAAATTTGCATGTTCGTGCAATAATGCTTATCCTCTTTTTTGATTTTAGACAGAGCTCCAATTGCTGCACCTTCAGTGCCAAACAAAGCACCTCCGATAGCAGCGTTTCCGATTCCTACGCCACCTTGTGTTACGGTAGTCCCATCTTCAACTAACTCAAAAGATACCAGGTCATCATAGTTAAAGACCATACCTTGAATTTTACATTGCTTTGCATCATCATTTACTTTTAAAAGACCGTAAGTACTAGTTGCATCAAATTTAGGCTTTTTGCTAAACAGTCCCATTTTAATCGCACTCTTTTCAGTATGTCATTTACTTATTGTTATTTTCCAACCAATGCATTTGCATTTCTCCGGACGAAGGATGCTGCACCTAACATAACCAATTTTTTATTATCTGTTAAGGTACTTTTGTTTGTACTCCTTATAAGTTAAGTAATCGACTAATTCGGATTTTCCAGTAACAGGATTACGAATTGATCTACTTGAATCAAGGCCATCAAAAGCTGGTGTAATATAGCATCGACAGTCATTGTGAAATGGCGGAGCATTCTTTCCAATTACGGCTTTTGAAATTGGTAAAGGTACTCCATCGAATTCTCCACAAACTTCGCAGGTGCTCTCATCTAAAGAACAATGAACTTCGTACTCTTTTAGGCCAAGCTCTTTATAACGTTCTAAAGCATTCATTATTTGTTTCTTTTGCAACAGATAATGGACATTATCCAATGTGATATTTTTTTCGTTTGGTAAAAGTTTTTTATAGTACTCGAGTTTCAGTTGATTATAATTTAAAATGTTTGGAAATTGATTTTGGATTTTAATCGTATCAACAACACTGAAATATGAGTCTCGGTGTGCTTCGACAATATACGCATAATTATTTGAAATATCCAAACCTTTGTCTGTCAATAACATGTGGTGATACGGAACTTGCTGTTCAAGTAAGTCCGAGCTCACATTGTCAAGGATTTTGACAATCAACTCAGCTTTTTTCCCAGACATTGTCAAATTATTGATTCTTAATATTTCCTTTAGTTCTTTCACAGTTAGTAGCGGAAGTGATTCTTCTGCAGTAGAAAATCTCAATAAGTTAAGAGCATGCAATTTTGACAACGAATTATTTACATTAATCCCATATGATAACTTAAAGTATAGGGGTGGATTGCTTATTTTTTCAATTCTAGGCTTCCCTTTTAGCCACCATAATAAAATAATTTCACCAGGATACAAACCGTTCGTAATTTCTTGCTTGTATATGGGGTCAATTTCATTAGTTTCAAAATTATCTTCTTTAATTTTTTTTACATCAATGGTATTAGTGGTGCTTTTAGATAATTTTTCATCGCTTGTTTTTTTAAACCAATTAAATATTCCCATCAGGTGTTCCCCTCTATTCACAAAAATACTCCGCAAGTTCTTCTTTTACACCATATGAGTTAACCAACTCCTCATATCTTTCAGGCATAGAGCCTGTTTCTTCCACGTAATAAGACAACATTAACTCTGTTGCAAACATATCAGCTTCGCGCTCGAATTTACCACGGCCATTATAGAAATTAGCATAGAAACCAGGTAAATCAGAATGGTAAAGGGCATGACATAGTTCATGTGCCATCACAGTATAGCTCGTCTTATTATCTAGTAAATTCTTGTTTAGTAAGATAGTCGGACTACCATCAAATGAAACTGTCGTTCCTGGTAAAGACTTACCCAGATCTACTAAGCGGACATCTATTCCTTCTTTGGAGGCTATAGTGAAGGGATTAGCTGTCTCGTACTTAGCAATTAAACAATGAGCATTATTTTTGCTCGTCATTCTTTTCTTTCTTTCTTGCCTCCAGTTTTTCCCACATAACTGCACGAATAACACGATCTATCTGAGCACGATCCTCTTCATCCAATTCGATGCCATCATAATTCATCGGCACGTTATCCTTAATAGCTTTTTCGATATCCACTATATCTTGATTGGTCGCCCATTCAGGAGTTTCTCTACCTAAAAGGTAGTCAGTACTAATATTGAAAAAGTCTGCTAATTGCCTAATAGTTTCATCTTTTAAAGCACGTTTGTTGGTCTCCCACATTGCAATTGTACTAGATGAAACTTTAAGAGCACTTGCTAATTGTTCTTGATTAAGACCGCGTGATTTTCTTAATTGTGCGATTAATTTACCTGTATCCATAGACGACCTCCTTATCGCGATTATATAACTCACTTATTGTGAGTACAACGAAAAGTATTAAACTTTGCAAAACGTGAGAAAAAGTGTTGACTATCACTTAAAGTGATGATAATATACTTACATAGAGTGAGAAACGAGGTGAATACTATGACGGCAACACCAAATAAAAATCTAATTAATGCAAGAAAAAAATTAGGACTATCTCAAATTGAAGCTGCTAAAGAAATTGGAATTGGTCCTAGTATGCTTGCGATGTTAGAAACTGGTGACAGAAAAGGATCGGATACTACAAAAATTAAGGTCGCTAATTTCTATGGGCTACCTATAGAATATCTTTTTTTTACCCAAAACATCACTAAAAGTGAGAAATATAGTTCTTGTTAATCATATATTACTTTATGTGAGTTTGATTACGTGAGAATTAATACGAAAGGAGCAAAGGAAAATGAACAAAATAGGGAAATTGTTTAATTCTCTTTCGGAAAGAAGGGGGATAAAGCAAAAAGATTTAGCGGAAGCAGCGCATATCAGTAAGCAGTCAATGAACGGCTATTGCAATGGAGGTAATGTTCCACTTGATATTGGAATGACAATCTCAAGGACGGTTGGTGATGATCAATACAGGGCTGAGTTAGCCAGTGAAATACTAGGAGGACTTCCATATTTTAACGGAGATGGCTTTGAATCTTGTTCGGTAGCATTGCAAGTGATCAGTGACAAAGAGCAGAGCGAACGGATGGCCTTGAAAGACAGAGCTATTTATCTCATGACAAAAAGAGACGGAAAGTTAACTGATTCAGATCGTGCCATTTTGGATGACTATCGAAATGAGTTCGAAGATGAGGTTCTTGTTGAACTTAGCTTGTTAATTACTATTGCTAATAAGTTAGGAACGACAACGCTTAAAAGCCGAGAAGCGAGAAAGGTTCAGTGGACTAGAGATGGTTACATCAAGAATTATTAATTAGGGAGGGACAAGTCATGGAGGAAGTTGAGGCATTAAATCTTTCAAATGTCGTTTTAATCTCTCGTAAAACTTATGATGAGTTAATTAATCGAGAAGATGATCTTGGAAAAGTAGAAAGCATGAAATGGTTCATGAATCAAATAGATCAAAAGAACCCAACGACAGTCAAAACAAAAATTCTTTATCCATATCGAGAAGAACTCGAAGCGTTTGTTAAATATCCTAAAAACTTGGGGCAACCTTGGAAGTTTTTAAAGAGACCGATGCAAAAGTGGATTGAAGAGAATCCTGAGAAGGTGTTGATATGACAAAAAAGGGTAAGTTAGCAATTCTTGCATTTTGCTTAATAGCATTGTTCTTAACATTGATTGCAAGGCCTGGAGAGCTTGATTCAGTTGAACAGCAAAAGTATGAGGAAGCTCAAGAAAGGCTTGAGAAGATGAACGATTGGAATAGCAATTACCATCAAAAAACAGTCTTCAATAGTAATTGGAGTGGAAATCATGCGGAATGACGAATGGGTTAAAGGGAAGAGAACAGCCAGCAAAATATTTTGGACAGTCGTGTTCATCTGGGTATTGATTATTTCTTTGATTGTTTTAGGCATTGGAAGCTATGCCAGCTTATAGGAGGTGATTTAGTGACTAAACAAGAAGTATTAAGGCAAGTCAACATTAGTGTTGCGATGTATATAAAAACTGGAGACAGAGAACATCTTAAAGATGTGAATCGTATTCTGAGATTTTCAAGCAATAAAAAAAGCCTGCTCACCACAGCAGACTAATAATACAAGGCTTTGTAAAAATGTTACATCTGTATTTTACCAGAAAGGACAATTGTATGACAGGACCATATGATGGAAATTTAATGTTTTTGCGAGAGTGGGAACACATGGAAGCAGAATCAGAGAAACGTGAACAAAGAGAAGAGTGGGAAGCGGAACAATCTGATGAAGCTTTTGACTCTGATGTTCCAGAGGAGGTAGAAGAGTGACTCAATATGATATTGCAGCAAACGAAAAAGAATGGTTGGCATTACGTTCTAAGGGTTTAGGGGGCTCGGATATTGGTTCTGTACTTGGATTAAACCATTGGAAGTCACCATTTCAATTATGGGCAGAGAAAACGGGACAAGTTGAACCAGATGATATTTCAGATCACATTCCAATCATTGTTGGCAATGAGCTTGAAGAAACAGTTGCACGATTATTTGAACGTGAGAGCGGATTGAAAGTCCAAAGAGACAATAAAACACACTACCACAAAGAATTTCCGTTCTTATTGGCCAATATTGACCGCAAGATAATTGGTCAAAAAGCCTTACTAGAATGCAAAACGACCTCAGTCTTTAACAAAGACGAATGGATAGATGATGAAGTTCCAGTGAGTTACCTCTTGCAGGTACAACACTACTTGAATGTTTTAGATTATGACGTGGCTTATATCGCTGTTCTGATAGGTAATACGAAATTTGTTTATAAAAAGATTGAACGTGATGATGAGCTGATTGAAATATATCAAGCCAAAGCAGTTAAGTTTTGGGAAGAACATGTTGTAAAGGGTATTCCTCCAGAGATTGATGGATCGGATGCCTCAACAGCATTCATCTCAAAGATGTATGCGGACGATTACGAAGAGAGTGCTACAGAGCTTGATGTCAGAACGGTTCGCTTGATTGATGAATTGATGGAAATGAAAGAGGACAAGAAGCTCCTGGACAAATCCATTAAAGAGAAAGAAAACCGCATCAAAGACTATCTAGGAAGCCGAAAAGCTACTTATGGCAACAGCCCGACATGGAGGGTCACTTATGATCTTCGAAATCGTGTTGGTGTCGATAGTAAGAAATTGAAGAATGACTTCCCTGATATTTATGACCAAGTCGTTAAAACAACATCGTATAAAACAATGACAGTGAAAGGATTGAAATAAAAATGGCAACTAATACATCTTTAAAGCAACAAATGCAAAATGCTCCAGCAAAGTCTAATCCAAACGAATATGGTCTAAAAGCCCTACTAAAAAGTGACACCATCAAACATAAATTTGAGGAGGTCCTTAAAGATCGCTCACAGGGCTTTACAGCCAGTGTTTTATCACTAGTGAATAATGATTCCTATCTGAGTCAATCTGAGCCTATGAGCATCATTACAGGTGCTATGACCGCAGCAACGTTAGACCTGCCTTTAGATAAGAACTTAGGCTATGCCTACCTAGTACCGTTTAAGGACAAAAATAAAGGGTACAGACAAGTCGCACAGTTTGTACTGGGTTATAAAGGCTACATTCAATTAGCACAACGCAGTGGCCAATATAAAGCGTTAAACGTGATTGAAGTATACGAGGGAGAACTTAAGAGCTGGAACAAGCTAATGGAAGAAATCGAGTTTGATCCGGAAGGTAAGGTTAGTGACAAAGTGATTGGCTATGTTGGTTACTTCAAACTTGTGAATGGTTTTGAGAAGACAACTTACTGGACGAGGGATGAAATTGAGTCACATCGCATTAGAAACAACAAAGGTAAAGATTCTAAAGCATTATCTGGTGTATGGCGCTCTGATTATGATGCAATGGCCAAGAAAACTGTTCTGAGAAACCTTTTGAGTAAGTGGGGTATCTTATCCATCCAAATGCAAACTGCCCAAATTACGGATGAATCAGTCCAAGAAATCGATACTAACACAGGTGAGATTAAGTTTGCTGATCCTGTTGAAGATGATGAACAAGATGATTCACCTGATATTGAAGTTAACGAGGATGGGGAAATCATCGAACCAAATTCTAGTAAGACTGAAAATGCTGAAAAGGATCAAGCTGAATTATTTAAGGGCTTAGGAGATTAATTCTCCTTTGCTTTGATTGGTGGTGAGACAGTGGCGATATTCAGACAGATCCATACGACATTTTGGGAAGATGCTTACATAGAGGAGTTAGACCCTTTGGGGAAGCTCTTTTACCTCTATATTTTGACCAACAGTAAAACATCTATATGCGGGGTATTTGAGTTAACAGTTAAGAAAGCAGCATGGGATACAGGATTAACCATTGAGCAGGTTAAACAGTATATTAATCAACTTATCAAGGACCACAAAATTAAATATGATGTCCAGAACAAAGAAGTCCTGGTAATCAACTGGTTAAAGTATCAAGGACATCTAAAGTCAGAAAAAACAGCAATGTCTGTTGATAAAGAATTACTCGAAATAAAGACAAGTGAATTTGAATCAGAAGTCATCATGACTTGTCAGGGGTTGGGATACCCTATCAAAACTAAATTGAATGCAGATGATACGGTATCGATACCCTATACAGACGGTATAGATACGGTACCCATACCCTATGCATACAATAAGAATAAGAACAAGAATAAGAACAAGAATAATAATAAGAACAAGAAGGAGAAGGAGAATAAGAGCAATGGAGCTGACGCTCCTAAAGCACCTCCTGCATCTGCAAATAAATCCACAAAGCCTTATGACGTTTACCAAGAAGAATTTGGAGTGTTGTCTCCAATGATTTCTGTGGACCTTGAACACTGGGTTGAGCAAGTGGGCGAAGACATGGTGATTGAAGCCATGAGACGTTCTAGCTTAGATAAAAAAGGCTATCGTTATGCGGTTGGTATTATTCGAAGTTGGATTAAGAACGGTATTAAGACCATCGAAGATGCCAAAGCGGAGCAAGTTCAATTCGAGAACAGAATGGCTAACAATTCATTTCAAGGCAAAAGGCAAGGCAGAGTTGAACAGATGCCAGATTGGGCAAAAGAAGACTATGACAGCCTTTACGGTGAAGATTCAATGCAAGAAAGCAACTCGTCAGATGCATTGGATGAGGCGGACCCCAAACAGGTTGAGAGCCTTAAAAAACGGATTTCCAATCTGAATAAGTTGAAGGAGGGAAGGTCATGATTGATAACACTGGTAGGCATTATGATCGTGCTAAATTTAAAGATCCTACAGCAATCAAGGCTATTTCTTTAGCATCTCGGAATAAATATGGCAATAAAAAACTCGTGATCGATGATCACAAGTTTGATAGCAAACGAGAGGCTAGACGTTACCAGGAATTAAAGATGATGCTCAGTGCAGGCATGATCACAGACCTGGAGTTACAAAAGCCATTCGTTCTTCAGGAGACCTGTAAAAATGGCAATGGCGAGACAATCAGACGTATCAAATACGTTGCTGATTTTGTTTACAAGCAGAATGGGTTAACTATCGTAGAAGATACGAAAGGGTTCAGGACCAAGGATTACATGATCAAAAGAAAGTGGTTTGAACACAAGTACTATCCGTTGGTGATAAGGGAGATTTAGCATACAAAAACGAGCTAGTTCAAAACTAGCCCGTTACAAAAGGTCTATCTATTGGATAACCGTTACTTTTGAGTAACACCTTTAAACTTCCCGCCAGAAGTTTTTACATCCATAAACTTTCCTGTTGCTCTATTAACTTTTACGGACAAACCAGTTTTAGGATTTTTGTACTGAACTCTTCCCTATATAAGTTGTCAAAAAAGACTGTAATTGACCATTCGACAATTTATAGGCTAATAAGCGGAGAACAAGAGGATATTCTGCTTCAAAAGGCATTTATAATTGCAGATGCATTGGGAGTAGACATTAACGATTTAAGAGAGGACGAGGAGGCAAATAATGATAAATAACGTAGTTTTAGTAGGACGTTTGGGAAAAGATGTGGACCTACGAGCAACTGCAAATGGAACATCGGTTGCGAATGCTTCACTTGGAGTGCCTAGATCTTTTACAAATGCCCAAGGGGAACGAGAAACAGATTGGATCAACTTGATATTGTGGCGAAAGACAGCAGAGAACTTTGAAAAGTATACGCATAAAGGTTCATTAGTTGGGATTGAAGGATCAATTGAAACAAGAAACTATGAAAATCAACAAGGGCAACGGATATATGTGACAGAAGTAAACGTTAGTAAGTTTACCCTGCTAGGTAGCCGAAATAACCAAAATAATTCAAGCACTGCAAGTTCTGACAATCAATCAGTTAATTATGCAGGTGACTCGCAAAACGCATATACAGGGCAATCTAGCGCGTTAAGTGATGACTATGTGGCAGACATATCAGAAGAGGATCTACCTTTTTAAAAATTGTAGATTTTGTTGAAAGACATTGAGGTGAGGCATTTGGACGAAATAAAGAAGTACATAGTGAAAATAGGTGATTCTTTCCTGAAGTTTGATTTTAATCGTGGGGAAATTACTAATATAAACACTGTAATTGACGATGAGAAGGCAACTGTTTTAGTAGATTACAAGGCAGCAGATAGCTTAGCTAAGGAATTAGATGGAGAAGTTTACGAACGAGTGACTAAGCTGAGGAAGGTGACGGAATGAGTGAATTAAAAACTGACTGGTATGAGCAAAGACTAGCCTTTTTAGAACGAGAGAACAGGAAATTAAGAATGACAGTCGAGCAGAACAGATCAGAACTTTCCAAATATCGCAAAGAAGTCAAGAAAGCTAAATTTATTCTAGACAATCTTTTCAGAGATAGTGATTTGGACCGCTGGCAGAAACATCTAGCAGAAGAAACTAAAGAACAATGCAATTAAAAAAAGTAGCACCCTTACGAATGCTACATATCCAGTGTTGGACCACTAAGGAAATTATAGCATAAAGCATTTGAGAGGGTGAAGCGCTTGTCCTTATTCGAGATACCAGAACTAGATTTTTTTAAAACAAGACGCAAAGTTTTCAAAGAGATACGGAAATACGAGTTGGCCATGATGAAATTGGGTTGCAAGGGAACTCCAAAAATTACACCTTCCTACAGTGCTGAACCGATGGAACCTAACAATCAATTTCACTCGTCAACTGAAGCAGCGGCTATCTTTAATGTAGAAGATTATAAGCCATATCAGCAGTATATCGAAGCATTTAATACGAAATTCAACTGTATTAATGCCGAACAGCGTAAATTACTCTATTACTGGTTATTTCAGCATTACGATAATGATGAGTTAACCCAAGTAATGAACTGTAGCTACTCTCGTGTCAGTCTTAAGAAACGTGAATCACTAGAATCATTTGCACTAGCTTTTGACTGTGAAGTCTACATGAAGCCAAAAAACGAGATGTAAGCGAGATGTATGCAAGACGAACGCGAGATAAAAACGATATGAAAAAAAGTGTAAAAAGTACGATAATTGTAATGTGAGGTTAGCAGGTACAGCTGAATATAATAATTGACTATGGTTTTTCCGATCTTACTCCGCCTGCTAACCTCAATCTATTGCCAGATAGTGTAATGGCAACACAATGAGCTCCAAACTCATTATTCTAGGTTCAAGTCCTGGTCTGGCTGTTAGTCGTTGATCATGCGACAAAATAAAACAACTAATAATATTTCTTCTTCATGGTCGATGGCTTAGCTTACTCATATGAGTAGGCTTTTTATTATGGAATTAACTACAAAACAAACACGATTGGCGAGGTGGTGGAAGTGTCTTGATAGATTGGAATAAGATTCGCAAAGAATTTGAGGAAACTGATATAACTGCAAAGGCTTTAGCGGATAAATACGGTATCAAGCCATCAACGCTACGAAGTCGAAAAAATCGTGAGGGATGGAAGCGCAACGCAACACGTGGCGCAACAGATAACGACAATGTTGCAACGCAACGCAACGCGACAGATAAGCCAGGCGGTCAAAGAAATAATCAAAATGCTAAGGGTAATTCTGGTGGTAGTGCACCACCAGATAACAAAAACGCAGTGACTCATGGGCTTTTTGCGAACTGGTTACCTGACGAAACACGACAGATTATTCAAGAACTTTATACGAGTAACCCAGCAGACATCATTTGGAACAACATCATGATTCAATACACAGCAATTATACGTTCACAGCGCATCATGAATGTGCGAGATGAGTTTGACAATACATCAAATATCACTCGTGTTGATATTAATCCGATGTTGGTTGATCCAAAAACTAATGAACCTGCTAAAACATCAGAGCAACGAGAGTGGCACATGGCGCTTGATAAGCAAGCTACCTTTTTGCAAGCTCAATCAAGAGCGATGGGAACACTGATGAATTTAATTAAGCAGTTCGTTTCTTTAGCAGATGAGAAAGACGAAAGACGTTTGAAACTTGAAACAATGAAATCGAAAATCAAGATACTTGAAGCGAAAGCTCATGAAGATGATGTCGAAGATGACGATCAAGACGATGGTTTCCTAAACGCTCTTGAAAGTGAGGGCGGTGAACTATGGCCAGACGAACAAAACGAGTAGTATTTAAGTTTAAGCCTTTCAGCAGAAAGCAAAAGCAGGTACTAACCTGGTGGACATCTAAAAGCGCTGTTAATGGCAAAGATGGCATTATCGCAGATGGAGCTATAAGAAGTGGTAAAACCCTTTGTATGAGCCTTTCATATGTTATATGGGCGATGACAACTTTTAGAAATCAGAACTTGGGTATGGCTGGTAAAACGATTGGTTCTTTTAGGCGAAACGTTTTATTTTGGCTAAAGTTAATGCTTTGGTCGCGAGGATATAAAGTTAAAGATCATCGTGCTGATAACATGGTTGAAATTACTAAGAATGGTGTTACCAACTACTTTTATATTTTTGGCGGTAAAGATGAGCGGAGTCAAGATCTGATTCAAGGTATTACGCTAGCTGGTATGTTCTTTGATGAAGTAGCCTTGATGCCAGAATCATTTGTGAATCAAGCAACTGGACGTTGTTCAGTTGAAGGCAGTAAGTTTTGGTTCAACTGTAACCCAGATGGTCCATATCACTGGTTCAAAGTGAATTGGATAGATAAAGCTATTGAAAAGAATTTAATTTATCTTCACTTTACGATGGATGATAATTTGAGTTTGTCAGAAGTCATCAAAGAGCGCTATCGTAAGATGTACTCAGGTGTGTTCTACAAGCGTTATATCTTAGGTTTGTGGACAGTTGCAGAAGGTATCATCTATGACATGTTCGATAGTGCTAAGCACGTATACGATAGCGTTATAAACTTTTTAACGAATGAAATATATATCAGTATTGACTACGGTACGCAAAATGCGACCGTTTTTTTATTGTGGCAGAAAGATAAAAATGGCATTTGGTACTGCGTTAAAGAGTTCTATTATTCTGGACGTGATAATAAGAAGCAAAAGACTGATAAAGAGTTTGCAGATGAGCTAGATAACTTCACTAAAGGTATCAAAGTCAAAAAAATTATCGTTGATCCATCTGCAGCGTCGTTCATTGCAGTATTAAAACAACGAGGTTACAGCATTCGTAAGGCAAACAATGATGTGCTTGACGGAATTCGTTTTGTTGGCACGTTGTTGAACGAAGGCAAAATTAAGTTTAATGCTTCATGCGTTAATACGCTTAAAGAGTTTAGCGGATATATTTGGGATAAAAAAGCGACTGATCGTGGTGAAGATAAGCCAGTGAAAGTAGAAGATCATGCGATGGACGCAGTCAGATACTTCTGCTACACGATTATCAGAAAACCAGTAGGAGGTGTATCTGTTTGGAAATAGAAGCTATCAAGAAATTAATACAGCGGTCATTCATTAACGTTTCAAAGCGTAATAGTGACATGAATATCGCAGATTTGTATTATCGCAACGAGAATGACATTCTGAGAAATAAGCGTGTTGGTGATAAGAATGCAGATGACAAAGATAAAGAGACTAATCCACTTAGAAATGCCGATAATAGAATAAGTCATAACTGGCACCAGCTATTAGTGGACCAAAAAGCGGCGTATGGTTTTACCTATCCACCACAGTTTGATGTGGATCTAGCAAATGGCAAGGATAATGAAGAAACAAAGCAGTTAAACCAAGAGATTGTGACAATTTTAGGTGATAAGTATCCTAATATTGCTAAGAATCTATGTAAAAAAGCTTCAAATTTTGGCATATCGTGGTTGCACGTTTGGATAGACGAAAAAACACATGCCTTTAAATACGCAATTGTTGATTCGAGACAAATTGTGCCAATTTGGGATAAATCGTTGGAACAAAACTTGAAAGGTATCTTTAGAACGTATGAAGATATTGACGATGACGGCAATGTGTTCAATGTGACAGAATACTGGAATGATACAGAATGTTCCGTTTATCGAACAGAAAAGTATGTGGCAGATGATTTAGATAGATTGGAAGAGTACAACACCATTCCACTTTACTTTGCTAATACGCAAGTGGAAACCAATAGATTTAACCATTCTTTTCCTGGAAGAATACCATTCATACCATTTCCAAATAATGAACTAAAAACAAGCGATTTAAAGAAAACGAAGGCTTTGATTGATGTTTATGATCGTGTGTTCAGTGGTTTTGTTAATGATGTAGACGATGTGCAAGAAATCATTTTCGTATTAACTAATTACGGTGGCGAGGATAAACAAAAGTTCATCAACGATTTGAAGCAATATAAGACCATCAAAGTTGATAGCAATGGTGAGGATAAGAGCGGCGTTGATACGCTAGCAATTGACATTCCAATTGAAGCACGAAATAAAATACTTGATATCACGCATAATCAAATCTTTGTGAGCGGGCAAGGTGTAGACCCACAAAAAGAGCTAGGTAATAACAATTCTGGCGAAGCGTTGAAGTACTTGTATTCTTTGTTGGAGCTAAAAGCAGGCGATATTGAAACAGAATTCAGGCTAGGCTTTGCAAAGCTGATTGAGTTCATTCTTGTGTACCTCAATAAAGAAAGCTTGATAGGCAAGGTTCAAATCAAGCAAACGTGGACCAGATCATCAATCAACAACGATAAAGAACAAGCTGAAATAGTCGCAAGCCTTGCTTCTGTTACGAGTCGTGAAAACATCGCTAAAGCTAATCCTATCGTGGATAACTGGGAAGATGAAATAGACTTATTGGATGCCGAAGATGACAATGCAGATCGCATGAAGAACGACTACCTCAACGATGAGGAAGTGGATATAGATGGCGAAGAAGAATGAACTAAGCAAGAACAAACTCAACTACTTCCAAAAGCGATTCTTACGCATTCAGAAGCATAATATAGAGCGTACGGATAATTATATCAAAGGCTTTGAAAAACGTCAGAAAGCTCTTTCTGATAGCTTAAACAAAGAGTTAGACATCTTTATTAAGCGTTATGCTGATGAAGATAAAATCTCAATGAAAGAAGCTAGCAAACTCATCTCAAAGCAACAACGTAGTGAGTTGAAGATGTCACTAGAAGATTTCAAACAAAAAGCGATTGAGGGCGGTCATGATGTTGAGTTAAACAAAATCTATTACACCACTCGCGTAACGCGTCTAGATGCCTTGCAAGCACAGTTAAACATGCTGACAACTGAATCATCATTCAACGAAACAGATGAGCTAGCGCAGCATTTAAAAGACACTTACAAAGACACCTACTTGCGTAATATCTATGAATTGACAGATAGAGGTAATGTTACTTTAACATTCAGTACATTTAGCGAAGCTAGACTACAAAAAGTTCTATCTAAAGACTGGCTAGGCAGTGACTTTAGTAAGCGGATTTGGAAGAATCAAACGCAATTACTACCGCAACAATTAGAAAAAGTCATGGCGCGGGCAACCGTAACAGGTTGGTCAATAGATAGGACAGTTAAAGAGTTCAAAAGATATACTGATAACGTTGCAACTAACCGCATGTACACGCTGATTAATACCGAATCAGCTCACATTGCTGATGAATCAGCACAAGAAGCGTATCGGCGAACTGGTGTAGAGAAGTATGATTGGATGGCGACGTTTGAAATACACACATGTCCTGTCTGTGCTGATCTGGACGGGCAAACATTCGTAGTAGATGATCCGTTAGCGCCAAGATCTCCAAAGCATCCAAATTGTCGTTGCACCACCGTACCGCATCTCGACGGACTGGAAATAACAGAGCGTTGGGCGCGTGATCCTGAAACTGGAAAAGGTACATTGGTTGATAGCAAGACGTTTGATGAGTGGAAGAAAACAGTCGCTGATAAAAAGCCAATAGAAAAAAGCACTACAAAGAAAGCTAATAAAGCTAAGGCTACTACAAGTAAATCTGCAAACCTTACTAGTCAAAGCAAGCCGAAAAATAATACTAAATCTAAAGCTGAGAATGATCCAACCTATATTGATGTTACAAATATCAAAATAAGTAAGATACCGAAAACAGCAAAAGAAAAAGTTCAAGTGTTAATAGCTGAAGCTAAAAAGAATGAACCTCAAATTACTAGAGATTTAAAGCAAATAGCAAAAGCAAGTAATACTAAACTTGAAGGATTGGATTATAGACTTAAAACAGCCGAGTCTTTAGAAAGGAAAATTAGTAAAGAACCAGATGCTAAAATGAGAGATATTGTTCGATATACCAGCATTTCAGATGCTAACAGTCAGGTGGATGATTACAATAAATTTGTAGAAATTATGAAAGATAAGGGTTATACTATTAGTGCAGTGAAGAACTACTGGAATAACCCCGCTAATCCATACAACGGTATAAACACCAACTTCCTTTCTCCTAACAATTATGAATTCGAGTTACAATTCCATACTCAAGAAAGTTTTGATTTAAAGAATGGTAAATTACATGAACTATATGAAAAGCAAAGAGTATTAGATCCTGTTAAGGACGTCGAGAAATATAGAAAGTTGTCTGATGAAATGTGGACGTTGAGTAGGAATTTAATAAAACCAAACGATATTGAAAAAATTTGAGAGGTGATCATATGTATACTTATTACAAGCTAACAAGTTCCGACTATAACGGAATGATTGTCAGGGTAAACAATGAAAATCACCATGAAGATTATTTCGATATGAGAGAAAAAGCTTGGAAACCGATTGGAATAATGATTCGTTATTTTTTTCCTGATTCTGAAACGTTTGAAATGTATGAGGAGTTATCGGAGAAGAAAGCGATGAAGATGATTAAGTGAGTCTAAATGATAAATCATTAGCTATAGCAGTTAAGGTTCACAAATGGCAGGTTTTGCAAGCTAACTAAGCACTTAACACAACGTTGAGTGCTATTTTTGTACTCAAAATTAGGAGGATCTTATGGATAAAGAGAAAATTTTTGATGGTACTCAACACGTTACTATACTGGCTGAGGATACAAATGAAGTCATAGCTTCAATATCTTTAGCGGGAGATGCAATAATTAAGGACGGTTACAAAATTGTATTAGGATATGATAAAGAACCTAATTTCATAGAGAATGGATCCAAAATAATTTATCAACGTGAGGGGGTATAAGAAAAATGCATCATTACGTTACTAAATACACCGAAAAAGGCATTCGTAAGGCTGTATCTTGGTTTCAGATTAACCTTTTTGGAAAATGTTATTGTTTTTGGATTAAAGAAATAACGCTTTAAGGAGGTAATTATGATTAAAGACCTGTCGAAAGAAGTATTAAAAGAACAGAAAAAACAAACAAAGCTGCTTCAAGACATTAAATTGCTCTTGAAACAGCAACAAGAACCTACTGATGCCTTGCTTAAAAAATCAGAGGATAAGGCACTTGAACACGTTGACATTATTTTTGACTAGAATCAACATAATTTTAACAGAGTCGTAGCGATACGGCTTTTTATTTTGCAAAATTTTAGACCTGCTCGGATGTCTCAAAAAGACGGCTCATAGTGGGAGTTGCCACTCTAAAAACACTTAGGAGGAACCGAAATGAAAAAAGAAGATTTATTGGCTTTAGGTATTGATGAGGAAGTTGCTAAGAAGGTAATGGCTTTACATGGTGCAGATCAAACGAAGTTTAATACTAGATTAGCAACAGTCGAGGCAGAGCGTGATAACTATAAGCAAACTGCTGATGGAAATTCAGAAGCATTGAAAGCAGCTCAAGCTAAAGCGGTTAAGTATGATGAGTTGAAACCTAAGTATGATCAAATCAACTCAGACTATGACAAGCTCAAAACGTCCGGACAAGCGGCAATTGATGCAGAAGTTGCTAAGGTTAAGCGTCAGTCAGCTATTGACTCACTCGTTACTAGTTACAATCCAAAGAACAAGAAATCAGTCATGGCACTGATTGATGTGGAAGCCGTCAAATTAGAAGACGGCAAACTCACAGGACTTAAAGAACAATTGGACGGATTAGTTAAGTCAGACGCCTATTTGTTTGGCTCAAAATCTAGCTATAGTCCTGCAGGTGGTCAATCACCTAATACGGATTTAGACCTAGACAAAGCTATCAAAGAAGGCAATTTGACTGAATATCTCAAACAAAAAAAGGAAAAAGAAAAGGAGTAGTAAACATTTTGGCAGATAATATTACACAATTAATCGATGTCGTTACACCAGAAATTTACAACCAATACATGAACAACTTTACTGCAGAAAAATCTGCATTTATTCAATCAGGTGTTGCGGTAGCAGACGAACGCGTTTCTAAAAACATCACAGCAGGTGGACTGTTAGTCCATATGCCTTTTTGGAATGATCTAACAGGTGATGACGAAGTTTTAGGCGATGGTGATAAAGCCTTAACAACTGGAAAAATAACATCTAGCTTAGATCAAGCCGCTGTTTTATATCGCGGACGTGGTTGGGCTGTTAATGAACTGGCTGGCGTTATTGCTGGAGATAAGCCGATGGATGCATTAATGGCAAAATTAGGAGCGTACAGACTTCGCAGAGAACAACAAGCTCTTATTGCAGTCTTAAATGGTCTTTTTGCAGAAAAAGGTGCTGCAGAAGATGCGGTTGCTGGACCGTTAAACGCTACACACTTGAATAGCAAGAAAACTTCAAGCATTACTGCTGAATTGATACTTGATACAAAACAATTGTTAGGAGATGCCTCTGAACAACTTAGCGTGATTGTCATGCATTCAGCTATCAAAACATCATTGCAAAAACAAAACTTGATTGAAAACATTCCGAACTCGCGTGGGGAAATTGTTTTTCAAGCGTTCATGGGATATCGCATTGTGGTTGATGACGGCGTACCAACATTTGGCACAGGAGCAAGCACCTCTTATCAAACATACTTGTTGCGCGGTGGTTCGTTTGGCCGCAATAGTGGTAATCCGTCACAATTAACGACGTTTGAAACTGATCGTGATTCTGCTAAAGGTAACGACAGAATCTTCACTCGTTGGGCATTGACCATGCATCCATATGGTGTTAAATGGAATGATAGCGCTCGTGAAGATGGTAATATCACACCAACAAACGTTGATTTGGCTAATCCCGCAAACTGGACTAAAGTTTATGAAGATAAGCAAATCGGTATCGTTTCGCTAATTTCTAAAGCGTAAGGAGTGGTTTAAATGGCAGCAATTGATGAAATTAAAAACTTAGTCATTGAAAAAATCAAAGAATTGCGTGGTATTGATGATACTACACAAGGTGCTTTGCTTGATTTCAGTGCGATGTCTGCTGTTAATGCCATTCTCAACTACTGTCATTTAGAAGAAGATGAGTTTCCTTATCGCTTGATTGAAGTAGCAGTCAATATGTCACTGGATTTACTGAATGAAGGTGGCCTATTAGCTGATTCAAGCATTGGCGATGATGTGAAGTCTATCAAAGAAGGCGATATGCAGATTACTCGTGCGACGGCGATTGAAAAGATCAATGCACGGAAGGCTAATCCTGTGTTTATTCGTTCGTATGGTTGCCAGTTGAACGCTTTCAGAAAGTTGGCGTGACTATGTACGATTGGGCGAGAGAAGAGTTTGAAAAGCTATATGATTCAAAATTAACCATCATTGAAAAAATAGAAAAGAAAGTTAATGGCATTACGAAGTTTGTTGATGATGTAGTCGCTTCAGATGTGCCATGTCGCATTTCCACTAAGTCCGCGATTAATCCTGTCAATCAGACAGAAAACGCCAAGCAGACGTTTGTATTAGCTTTATATGTTGCACCTGATGTTGTGATTAAAGCAGGTAGTAAGCTTGAAGTAACTAATATCCATGGCGAAACAGTTGAGTATAGGCGGACTGGTGAAGGTATTGGAAGCTACAACACTCATAAGGCTTATCCAATTGAAAGAGCGGTGACAGCATGAGCAAATCAGCTTCGTTTGACTTTAGTGAGTTTGAAGCTTTCGCTAAGAACTTTCACAAGCAAGCCTATGAGAAGAACGCTAAAGAGTTCTTAATTGGCGCTTTAGAGCTGATAGGTGATGCTACGCTTGTTTTAGTAAAGGCTAAAACACCTGTTGGCCAATATGGTGATGAAGCTTTTTATGTTGGCGCTGCTAATGGCAAGTTGATGGTATTTGATGGTAAACCTAAGGGCAAACAAGGTGGTAACTTACGCAGAAGTTGGGAAGTTACTAGCGTAAAGTCAAGTGGTAAGACGTTCTTCATACAAGTGATCAACTCGGCGGAATATGCCTCTTTTGTAGAAGATGGCCATCGTGGGCTTGGAAACAAGACTAAATGGGTTGAAGGATCTCATATGCTTCAACTATCGCTTGAAGATGTTGAGAAGCAAATACCGAGACTAGTCGAAAAAGACTATATCAAGTACTTAAAGAAATTTGGTGTTGAGTAGTGATCAATTTGATGGAATCTATTGCAGAAAAGCTTATCAGTCTTTTTGGAAAAGATGTCAACATCTATACGGACAATGTCGAACAAGGCTTTAAAGAGCCTTGTTTTTATATTTATGAAGGTGAGACAGAAACTTCTGATGAGTTGATGGGCTATCAGAAATTGACTAGGCATTTTTATTTGGTATTCTTTCCGAATGAAAAAAGTGAAGCAGAGTTTCGAGATCAATGCGCGCCGATTCAATACAAATTTTTAACGGAATTCGATGCAATTGAAATTGGACGGTTCACATCTGGTTGTTTAAACCGTAAGGCAAAATACAACGATGTTGAACGCGTGGCGCAACTACAGTTTGATTTGAAATATCGTCTTGCTGTAGATGAATCTGGCATCTCTATGGACGTTTTAGAGCAAGGAGGAGGAATTATAAGTGACAGTAAGAAAGAGCGTTAAAACACAACCTAAAGCGGTTGAAACGACCGCAGTAAGTGAGCCTGTTAGATTTGGAATTGATGATCTTTGCAAATCAGATGAGTTCACACGAAATGAGAAAGATTTTTTAAAAGCAATTGTGGTAGACAAGCAATATACGGTTGCAGAAGCTAAGAAACTATTGAGTCAAACATTGAAAGGGGCAGTTAAATAATGGCAGGTGGAAATTTTACATCTCAAAATAAAGTAAGACCAGGCGCATATGTCAACATTCGTGCTAATGGTGGTACAGGAACAGCAGAAGGACTTAGCGGAGTCGTTGCGCTACCGCTAGCAATTTCTTATGGTCCTAAAGAAATTAAAGAAGTCACTGCAGTATCTAATCTAGACGATTATGCAAGTGATTTAGGTCAAGCAGAGTTATTGGTGCTGAAAGAAACGCTAAAACGTGCTTCTAAGGTGCTTTTAGGTCGTGTTGGCAGTGGTGCTAAAGCTAGTGCATCGAGTGATGCATTAACGGTTAATGCATTGTACGAAGGCGCTGGCGGTAACAAAATCAGTGTTGTCGTTAAAGCTGATCCTAACGATGATACTGTTTTTCATGTCTTAACTTACTTGAACGGTATTGAAAAGGATACACAATCAGTCAAAGACATCAAAGATTTAGTTGCTAACAAGCTTGTATCTTTTGCTGGAGAAGGTAAGCCTGCAGTTGCTACTTTAACATTGGAAAACGGTACTTCTACTGATCCAATCGCAGCAGATTATTTGGATTTCTTTGCAAAAGCACAATTATTCGACTTTAACACATTAGCTTTACCAGTTTCAGACGAAACCGTTAAGTTAGCAGGTGTAAACTTTATCAAACGTTTGAGAGATGAAGAAGGTCGTAAGTGTCAAATCGTTGTAGCAGGTTATGCAGCGGATAGTGAAGCAGTCATCAATGTTAAAAATGGCGTTATTTTGGCAGATGGCTCTATTGTCGATGCAGTCAAAGCGACTGGTTGGGTAGCGGGAGCAACAGCAGCTGCAGGAGTTGCACAATCGCTAACTTACTCAGCTTATGATGGAGCGATTGATGTTAGTCCTCGCTATGTCGATTCTGATATTGTCGCAGCGCTAAGAGCAGGCGAATTTGTATTCACTGAAAAGCGTGGTACTGCAGTTGTTGAGCAAGATATTAACAGCTTAGTAACTTATGGTTCTGAAAAATCGAAAGCATTTTCTAAGAATCGTGTCATTCGTGTGCTTGATGACATCGCAAACAACACCAAAAAGACTTTCGAAGATTTTTACATTGGTAAGGTCAACAATAATGTTGATGGTCGTGAACTATTCAAAGCTGATCGCATTGCATACTTTGGTGCTTTGCAAGAACAAGGCGCTATTGAAGCGTTTGATCCAGAAGAGTTAACCATCGAAGCTGGTATCGAAAAAGATGCAGTCGTAATGAACGTCGCAGTTCAACCAGTCGATGCAATGGAAAAACTTTATGCGACAGTAGTCGTGAGATAAGGAGGAACTAAAACATGGCATTTTTAAACGCAAATGACACGATTAACGGTAAGGAAGGTACTGCTTTCGCAACGATTGACGGTAGAAACATTGAGTTGTTCTACTTGAAATCCATTGAAGCAAGCATTGAGTTGAACAAATCAGAAGTACCATCTTTAGGCAGACGCATGGTACAAAACAAGGTAACCGGTGCTAGTGGTAGTGGCTCGATCACTATTTACAACATCACATCAGAGTTCGCACAAATCGCAGTTGATTATGTGAAAACTGGTCGCATTCCTAAAATTCAAATTAAGACGACTAATGAGGATCCTAATTCAACAATCGGACGTGCATCAGTACTCTTAAAAGGTGTGATACCTGATGAAATCCAAGTCGCACAACTAGATGTTGATAGCGATTCACTAGAACAAGATATCGACTTCACGTTCGATGATTTAGACATCTTAGAGAAATTCAAAGCACCTACTGCAGGCTAATAGAAAAGGAGAAATTCATTCATGGCAAACATTGAATCATTTTTAAAAGGCAAAGTTAGAGAACCGGAAGAACGTAAGGAAATCAAAGTGAGCAATCGCTTTGATGATCCTTTTGTAGTGAAACCTATATCAGAAAAAGAAAACGCGGTTCTACGTAAATCATGCACATCAACACGCATCGCAAAAGGGGGCAATAGAGTAACTGATACAGATACTGAAAAGTATGTGGCCAAGCTGATGACATCATGCGTCGTTGAACCTGATTTACAAAATTCAGAATTGCAAACCTCTTGGGGGACGCCTGGTAGTGCTATTGAAACACTGAAAGCAATGCTCTTGCCTGGTGAATATGCTGAACTTGGTAATCAAATTCAAGAGTTCTTAGGCTTTGATGTTGACATTAATGAGGTAAAAGAAGAAGCAAAAAACTAATTAAAGACGGCGAAAGCGGTGAATTCATTTATGCAGAACATGCGTATCATGAGCACGGCATTTTGCCGTCTTTTTTTGCTAGTTTGCCTATTCGTGAAAAAGCTTTAATTATGGCTTTTATTGATGACAAGGTCGAGCGAGAAAAGAAAGAAGCCCAAAGAGCTAAAAGTAAGTCAAAACGGAAATGAGGTGAAACATAATTGGCAACTTTAGAAACAAGTTTAAGTTTAAACGATAACTTTTCAAGCAAGTTGAGCAAGATTGATTCAGCCATCAATAATACTATTTTTAGCATGCAGAATTTTGCTTCGTCTGCAGATACTAATTTAAGCTTCAAAGGTGTGGCGGACAACATTGCAAACGCTACTGACGGAATGGCGAATAGTATCATCAATGGCGTTAAGAAAGGTGTGGCAGTTGGATCTGTGGCGCTCTTAGGACTTGGCACAGCTGTTTACAACGTGGCAGGTAATTTTGACGAGCAGATGGCTCGTGTTAACTCTATATCTGATGAAGTCGGTGTTTCTTTTGCTGAATTACGTGAGCAAGCCATTGATTTAGGTGCCAAAACAGCTTTTAGCGCTACAGAAGCTGCAGGCGGTATGGAGGCTATGGCATCTGCAGGTTTTAACACTCAACAAATTTATGACTCAATGAGCGGTGTTCTAGATTTAGCAGCTGTATCTGGTGGAGATGTGGCAATGGCGGCAGAGAACGCAGGGGCAGCCTTAAACGGTTTTGGACTCGAAGCCAGTCAAGCAGGTCATGTTGCAGATGTGTTTGCGATGTCCGCGGCTAAAACTAATGCCGAAGTCGGCGACATGGGCGAAGCCATGAAATATGTAGCGCCACAAGCTAGCGCAATGGGGATAAGTTTGGAAGAAACAGCGGCAGCAATTGGTATCATGTCTGATAACGGTATAAAAGGTAGTCAAGCCGGTACTACCTTGCGCGGTGCATTGTCAAGGCTAGCAAAACCTACAAAAGCAATGGATGATACTATGAGTGCTTTAGGTATTTCTTTTTATGACTCGCAAGGCAATATGAAGTCGCTGAAGGACCAGGTGGGTATGCTACAAGGTGCGTTTCAAGGTTTAACACCAGAGCAACAACAGAATGCTTTGGTAACTCTTTATGGACAAGAATCGTTATCTGGAATGCTGTCACTGATTAAAGAAGGACCTGACGCGCTAGGTGAAATGACGAGTGCCTTAGAGAACTCAAATGGTGCGGCCGATGAGATGGCTAGCAACATGCAGAATAATATCAAATCTAAGGTTGAACAGTTCTTTGGCTCGCTAGAATCAGTAGCAATCAGAATTGGCGATGAGATATTTCCAGTTGTAGGAAGCGCAATTGAAGATTTTACATCTTTAATTGACAATGCGTTTACTGCTGATAACATCAGCTCATTTGTAGATAATGCATCGAGGTATTTAAATGTCTTGAAAGACGGTTTTAACGAAGTCAAAGGTCCAGTTAGTGATGCGATTGGCGCAGTTATGGATAGCATGAATGAACTTAATGGCGCTTTTGGTAGTGATAAGAGTGTCGACAGTTTTTCTGACTTCGTAAGTGGCATTACTGATGCAATTAAAGGCTTAGCAGGTTTCATTGAAGACCATAGTGATACGATTGCGAAAGTTATCAGCATATTACCACAAGTTGCGATGGGTATAGTTGCAGTTAATAAAGGTGCAAAGATGGCTAGTGCATTATCCACATTTGCAAGTGGATTAATGGGCGTTGCTAAATGGACCACTGGCATGGCACTTAAATTAATCGGTATTGCGACAGGAAATACAGCAATAGGAGCGACAGCACCAGTAGCAGCAGCAGGAACAACTGCAGCAGGAACAGCTGCGCAAACTGCTACACCATCAATGCTTCAACTCGGCGCGGCAGTTTTAATGATTGGCGCAGGTTTCTTATTAGCATCGGCAGGTATCTGGATCATGGTGCAAGGTGCTATTCAATTAGCTAGTGCAGGTTGGCCAGCAGTTGCAGCTTTAGTAGCATTAGTCGCTATACTCGGCGGACTTGTTGCCGTAACTGTACTTTTAGGACCTGCTTTAGTGGCAGGAGCGGCAGGACTGTTAATGTTCGGTATAGCGTTACTAGTGATTGGTGCAGCAATTTTAATTGCATCGGCTGGCATGCTGTTGTTGTCATTAGCGTTACCAGCAATCGCAACATATGGAGCAAGCGCTGCTATGGCAATGGTTCAATTGTCAGGTGGATTAGTTGTTATAGGAATCTCTTCAATGGTCGCATCTGTTGGTTTGATTATGCTTGGTGTTGGCTTAGGTATAGTCGGAATTGGTGCAACAGTTGCATCGGTTGGATTATTGCTTACAGGCGTGGCTTTAGCAGTCATTGCAGCAGTTATATTAGTGGTTGCAGTCGGGACAATGCTATTTGGTGCAGGATTAATGATTGTTGGTACAGGTGCAATGATGGCTGGGACTGGATTAGCAACAATGGTTAGTCCATTAACAGAGATTACACCGCTAGCAATATTGTTAGCTTCTACTTCTCTATTACTGGGGGCAGGGCTAATTGTTGCATCAGCAGGCTTAACTGCATTTGGTGTGTCTGCAGGAATTGCGGCAGCAACAACGACATTATTAGCCGCAGCAATTTCAACAGTGGCAGATAGCGTAGAATCAATTAATGCTAATGCGCTATCGGCAGGTTCAGCACTAACAAACATGACGAGCGTTGTGGACAATGTTAAGACGGCTTTAAGCGGTTTGAAAGACAAAGCTGTAGAGGCAGTCAACGGCTTCTTAGATGTCTTTAAATCAAACGAAGGAAACGCACAAGCAAGTGGTACACGTATCGGACAAATGACGATGCAAGGTGTGACTTCGGGCATTAACGCCGGCAGACCAATGGCTGTATCGGCTATCACAATGACGATGACTAGTATACAAGCCGCAGGAATGGCGCAAGCTGGAAGAATGGTATCAGTCGGTATGTACGTGTCTCAAGGGCTTGCAAGAGGTATCCAAGCAGGATCTGGCGCAGCAATTGCAGCGGCTCAAAGTGTCGCAAGTCGAGTTAGTTCCACGATTCAAAAAGCATTAGATGTTCATTCACCGTCTAAGCTAACAACTTGGATGGGGGAAATGCTTCCAGAAGGTTTGAAAGTCGGTATCGTAGATAATACTAAATCAGCAATTACAGCAGCCAAAAGCATGGCTAATGCGGTTAGTAGTACGATGAGCAACTTAACGGTTGGACTAAATCCGTTTGCTGATATTGGTTCAGATTCGTTTGCAGCTAGTGCTGATTTGAATGAAAGTGTTCATTTAGATGACACTGCTGTCAGTGATTTAAAGGCTTCATCATCTCAAAAAGTAGTGATTGAGAACAAGAAAGTTGTGCCACAAGTTTCAATTATCGTTGATAACAAGAATGGTGATATCGATGAAGATGCGTTACTTGCGAAGTTTGAGAACGCCATTGAAGAAATGATTGATGCAGATTTGAGTTAGGAGGTGCAAAATGAAGTTTTATTTGCAGATTGATGGTAAGAGGTATCTCTTGCCAGTCAATCCATCAGAGATAGAGATTGATAAATCAAGTAACAACTCAAGTAATGAGGTAGTAGCGCTTGGCGAAATTACGCAAATTGGACCAGAAAGTTTGAAAGAAGTTTCAATTGAGTCATTCTTTCCAAAGTCTAAAACAAGTAACTTAGTAGCTTATCCAAATGAATTTGTCGCTCAAGATAAGTTTGTTGATTTGCTGGATAAGGCTCAAAGTGCCGGAAAGCTTGTTAGGCTAACGATTACGACAACGAAGGTAAATATATTAGCAACTATTGAAAACTTCAAATACAGCTATAAGGACGCTTCAGGAGACATCTATTACTCCATAGAATTAAAACAATATCGTGAGTATGGTGCTAAGTACATGACTACCGTCAAAAAGAAAGTATCGGAAGCAAAGAAAGTAGCGAAAAGGCCGAAACCTCAAACTAAAAAAATAACAAAAGGATGCAAAGTGATTTGCAATGGTCGCTTGCATAGGGACAGTTATGGTAGTGGTCCTGGTTTAGTCGAGAAAAATGCTACAAGAATAGTAAATTTTATCGCACCCGGTCGAAAGTTTCCTTACCACGTCACACTTTTAAATGGTGGTTGGCGTGGCTGGGTCGATGAAAAGAGCGTGAAGCGTATATGAAGCTTCAAGTTTATGAAATCAGTAGCAGAAATCGGCAAAAGTACGACATTTCAAGCATCGTTAGTGATCCAAAATGGACCACAGGACTTGATAGTCAAGCTGGCACATTTGAGTTTGGTATTGAAGAAGATAAGGCTGTCTTTTTGCGTGATGGTGACATCATCGAAGTGCTTTGTGATGGCAAAAAAACATTCAGAGGTAAAGTGTTCGATCGTAAGAAAAGCAAGTCTAAGATTTGGAAAATCAAAGCTTATGATAATATGCGATATTTGCAGAACAAAGACACAATCGTTTTTGATGCTAACCGCTTGTCTGACCGCTTTAACAAGATATGCCAACTTCAAGGATTACCGCATAAAGTCTTAGATCAAAACAGCTACAACTGTGCTGATAAAGTTGAGGATAACGAAAGCTACTTCTCAATGCTTGAATCAGCAATGCAGGAGGTTAGAGACAATAATAATGCAAGGTTTGCTATTCGTGATAATTTTGGCACGTTGGAGCTTTTCAATTTAAATAGAGGCGTCACAAAGCTCATTTTAGGCGATAAGTCACTGTTATCGGATTATGACTATCAAGCAAGCATAGATGGCTCATATAACGCTGTTAAAGTCATTAAAGAAGATAGTAAGACTAAGCAACGTCAAGTCTTTACAGCTACAAATAATGGCTTAATCACTCGTTGGGGTAAGTTACAAATGGTTGAGAAGGTGACAGACTCAGATGTTAACAACGCTCAACTAAAGCAAAAGGCAAATGATTTACTGAAAGCTAATGCGAAAGAAGTCAGAACACTCACATTAAAATCTGTGGGTGTTTTTCCTTTGCAAGCAGGTAACAGTGTGACATTGAAAATTGAGGCTTTACAGCGTGAAGGTATTGCGAATGGGAGCTTAGCGTTAATTACAAAGTGTGTTCACAACTTGAGCAAAGATCACACGATGGATTTAGAAGTCGAGGTGTTGTAATGGCAGGTGAAAAATTAGCAAAAAGGCTGAAAGATTTGGATAACAACATCGGTAGATCAAGTGATTTGGTATTCGGCATAGTGGTATCTGTCTCACCGCTAAAAATAAAAGTGGATAATCGTTTTGAAGTTGGTGGGAGCCATTTAATTCTATCTAAAATGGTTAAACAGCTTAATGTAAACGTCTCTGTAGATGTTTCTGTTGGGGTGAATGTGTCTGTTAGTGTTGACGGCAAAAATGGCACTGGGAATGGTTCTGGTGATGGTGGCGGTTCAGGTAGCGGATTAGTTTGGCGTGGCTTGCAAGTGGGCGATAATGTAGCAATGTTAAAAGTCCAAAATGGGCAAGTTTACTATGTTCTAGAAAGGGTGTGACGAGATGGCAGAAGAGTTAGACGAAGGCTTATTGCTAGAAGATGCGATCGAAGATGAAGAAATCATTGATGAGCCAACTAAGACTTATCGTGTCTTTAATAATCGGATAGCTGGCAATACAAATGACCTTGAAGCAGTTGCACAGGCGATTGATAAGATTCTGAATACAGAGCGTTTTGCTTATCCAATCTATTCTGATAATTACGGTATTGAGTTCGAAACGCTAATTGGTCAAGATTACGATTTAGTTAATGCGGAAATTGAACGAATTGTGATAGAAGCGCTCAGTGCAGATGAGCGAGTGATTGACATTGCGGACTTAAAACTCGAAAAGATTGCGGACCAAAAAGACAGTGCAACACTATTATTCACAGTTAACACTGTATATGGTCAATTGAATTATGAAGGGGTGATAGAAGTATGAGTTTAGGTGATTACTTAAAAGAGTTCACGTTTGATGAATTACTTGATCAAGCGTTAGAACGTGTACCTGATGACATTGATAAGCGAGAAGGGAGCATTATCTATGATGCGTTAGCACCTGCATGCTATCAATTAAGCTTGATGTATATGGGTCTTTACAACATGCTACAAGACACTTTCGCAACGTCGGCTATTGGTGAATACCTTGACTTAAAAGTAGCAGAGCAAGGGTTAGAAAGGTTACAAGCAACAACTGCAACAAAGGTAGCAGAGTTTAGAGATGCAGAAGGGAACTTGATGGACGTGCCACTTGCTAGTCGCTTTTCTACTGTTGGACAAGATGAGCAATTTTATAAAGTTATTGAAAAGCAAAGCGATGGCACGTTCATTCTTGAATCTGAAACAGTCGGAGCATCTGCCAATCGGTATGTTGGTACATTACTACCAGTCGATAATATCAACGATTTAGGTACTGCGACAATGTCAGGGGTTTATATCTCTGGTCGTGATCAAGAATCTGATGATGAGTTGCGTGAAAGATACTTCCAAGCTGTCACAGAAAAGCCATTTGCTGGCAACTTTGCAGCTTATCAAGAAGAGTCTTTGAAAATCAAAGGAGTCGGAGAAGTACAAATCTATCCAGCCTTTGACGGTGGCGGAACAGTCGGACTGCAGATAGTTGATGATGATGGCTTGCCTGCATCAGAAGATTTACAAACGCAAGTCAAAAACTATTTTGATCCAGAAGACAATGAGGCGGAAGGCGCTGGAATATCGCCTATTGGTCATCGTGTAACTGTGGCTACTCCAGAAGCGACACCATTAGATATTTCAATTGATGTGACTTATTCAGCAGGTGTGGATCACACAGCAGTTGAAGTAGAAGTCAGAAAGGCAATCGACGGTTATATACGCGCTATCAGAGATGAATGGGGCGCACATGACGAACTTTATAACTACACGACATATATTTATACGGCTAAGCTTTTAGTGGCTGTACTGCAAACAAATGGTGTTAACAATGCTTCTAACGTTTCAATCAATGGGGATTCAAGTGATATCGTGTGGCATCAATCCATGACAGATAACAAAGTGCCGACAGTTGGCAACGTTACAATTCAAGGAGCGTGATGAGATGGTCGAATCTTTAAAGATTTACATGCCAAGCTACTACCTTGAAAATGTCGAAATGAATAAGTTATTGGAGTCGGAAGATGGTTTGTTTAGCACACTCGAAAGTAATGTTGATAGGACATTTAAGAACGGTTTCGTTCTTCAGATGGATAGTGATGCGATTGCTGCGATGGAAAATATGCTTGAAATAAAAGCTAATAGTGGCGAGTCACTTAATTTTAGACGTGAGCGTGTTATTAATCGTCTAAACAATAAGCCACCATTCAACTTAGCTTTTTTGAAAAACAAGCTCAATAGTATTTATGGCAAGGATAAATATACGCTCGTAATTGACTATCAAAATCAAGTCATAACACTAGAAAGCTCAACGGAAAATGCGCAGTGGTTTAAAGAAGGACATATCACTATTCTTTCAATTAAACCGGCAAGCTTGCAGTATATCCACATACCTTTGTATCGCTCAAGTATAACGGTTACAGAGTCCGCGACAATAGCACAAATGGTCTATGCACGTGCAGGCTCTATGCGTGTTGGACTTACACCATTTGCACAAAGAACGGCAGAAAGGGCGGTTGAACTGTTATGATTACTGATTTAGCAAAGAACAACATTGCAAATTGTTACAACGATGAAGTTAAAAAAGTACGTGTGAATGGAAACGTTGTTTTAGAGACTTTCGTTATTAAAGAAGTAGACAAAGACACAGTAACGATTGAGTTTGATGTACCAAACACGGTTGCTTCAATTACTAAGCTAGAAACTTTAGATGCTGACAACAACATCTTAGGAACCTCTAACTTATATGTGACAATCTCAAATGACACACGCTTCAAATATCAAGTAAAGGTAGGTAATTAAGATGGCAAAAAAACAATGGCAAACAGGCGATATCGTCGAAGCAGAGGACTTAAATCGTCTTGAAACTGCCACACAACCAGTTTCTCCTACTGGTGATGGTATTATGTCAAAAGCTGATAAAACTAAGCTAGACGGTATCAGTGAAGGCGCACAGAAGAACCCTGATGTTGCAAGTCAAACGAAAAACGGACTGATGTCGGCAACAGATAAAGTCAAGTTCGATGGCATTGAGACAGGCGCGCAAAAGAATCCGTCAAAAGCTAATCAAGCAGAGGCAGAAGCTGGTACAGATGATAGTAAGTACATGACTGCGATTAGAGTGAAGCAATCTATCACGAAGAATGTACCTACAATTGCTGTGACAGTTGTAAATCATGGGGCAACTGCATCGACTGCAAGGCCCGCAGGAGCTGTCGCAGTTTACTGGATAGGAACGGTTGAGCCAACAAACGCAACTGATAACGACTTGTGGATTGGAGGTTTATAAGATGGGGCTAAAAGTTAAAGAAAATGGCGTATGGTCAACAGTTGGAAAAGTTAGATACACCATTGCAAAAGATAGCGATTTTAGCGGACCTGCGAATGAACCATACAAAAAAACAAGATACATAGGAACGTCGGAAAATATCGTAATACCACCGAAAATTGGAGAAAATTATTTTACGAAATATGAACGGCTGTTTATGGATAATAGTTTTGCAAAACTTTCTATCATAAGTGCGAATCCAGTGACTAGCTTTGAGTCTTTATTTACTAATTGCTCTAATTTAACCGAATTAGATCTATCAGCTTTTGACACCTCTTATGCGACTAGTTTTAGTTCTTTATTTAGTAATTGCTCTAATTTAACCGAACTAGACCTATCAGCTTTTGATACCTCTAAAGTGACTATGACGGATTACATGTTTAGTGGCTGTACAAGCCTTACTGAACTAGACTTATCAGCTTTTGATACATCTAGCGTAACTAACATGTATGCGATGTTTAGTGGCTGTTCAAGTTTAATTGAAATAGATCTATCAGCTTTTGACACATCCCAAGTGACTAATATGTCTTATATGTTTAGTAGCTGTTCAAGTTTAGTTGAAATAGATCTATCATCTTTTGACACATCCCAAGTGACTTATATGTCTTATATGTTTAGTAGCTGTTCAAGTTTAAAAACAGTATATGCGCGAACAGAAGCAGACGCTAATAAATTTAGAAATTCTATTGGGTTTCCAAGCGGCGCAACAGTAATCGTCAAATAACAAATTAAGAAGGTGCAAAATGGCAGATGAAGGAAAATCAAATGATACAGAAATTCAATTTAAGCTTGATATTATTCAGCGGCTTACTCGAATAGAGGAATCAACGCGAAGTCTAGAAGAGTTGAGCAAACAGATTGGTCGCACGGATGATTTAGCAGGCAAGGCATTAATTATGTCACAAGAAAACAAAGAAGATATAAGTGAAATCAAAGAAAACAACAAATGGTTATGGCGCACAGTTGCCGTAACCGTTTTTGGTATGGTTTTAAAATATCTTTGGCCAATGATTTAAGGGAGCGGATAAAAAATGGAAGAAATCACACAAGTAGTTATAACGGCAGGTGTCACAGTAGCAACGGCGATTATCGTTGCATTTTCAAGAGTAGTAGCAGCTTGGCTAAAAGCACAAACTGATAAATTTTTGGCAACAAAAACGAAGGAAGACACTGAAACAATTCAAAAGGTAGCTAATAATACAGTTCACTATGTTGAGAAAACTTATAAAGATATTCATGGACCAGAAAAGCTTCAAAAAGCAATCGACAATGCGCAAGACTATTTGAAAGAAAAAGGCATTGCAATCACTGATGAACAATTGGGGAACATCATAGATGGCGTGTTAGCGGAAGTTCAAGGTGTATTTGCAGAGGACAATAAGTAATTCTTTAAAATTACAGTAACTAGAGTGGTTGATGCATGAGCATCTGCCACTTTTCTTTTTATAGGAGGCTATAAAAATGGGATATATCGAAAAAGTAGCGCCAATAGCACAAAAATACGCACGTAATCTTTTACCAAGCGTGACGATTGCACAAGCCATTTTAGAGAGTGCATGGGGTGAAAGCGGATTAGCTAAAATTTATAATAATCACTTTGGTATGAAAGCATCGTCGAGCTGGAAAGGCAAAGTTACACAACAAAAGACACAGGAAGATGACGGATCAGGCAAGCTATATAACATTACTGCAGGTTTCAAGTGGTATGGCTCAATTGATGATTCTTTCAAGGACCATGAAGCAATGTTTGATACAACTTTTTCTAAGTCACATTATGCTAAGGTTCTTAGTGCCACGACCGCAGAAGGACAGGCACAAGCGCTGCAAGGCACTTATGCGACTGATACAAGCTATGCCAGCAAGCTGATTAAGTTAATTAATCAATACGATTTGAAGAAGTATGATACAAAAAAGTATAGTGGTGTGAGTGCTTCAAAAGTCATTAGTGAAGCCTTGAAATATCTTGGAGTTAATGAGTCCAACTGGCAGTTCAAAGAGATAATTGACACCTACAACGCTAATAGAAGCAAGTCATCTAGTGCTACCGCAAGAGGTTATGCAGTCAAATATACAGATGACTGGTGCGATGTGTTTATGTCGTATGTCGCTTTGAAAGCCGGAGCAAGTGATCTCATTGATATCGAGTGTGGTGTGGAAAGGCATGTCGAAATCTTCAAAAAGAAAGGTATTTGGCAAGAAGATGGCAGAATTACACCGAGAACAGGCGATATTATCGTCTACGATTGGAACGACGGCACACAGCCAAATGATGGTTGGACGGACCACATCGGTTACGTTGAAAAAGTAGTTGGCAGTCAAATAGTAGCTATCGAAGGAAATAAAGGCGAGGTAGTGGATAGAAGAAATATTCCGATTGGGTGGGGCTACATTCGTGGCTTTGCGCAACCAAAATATGGGAGTAGCTCAACTGTTACTCCTACACCTGCGCCAACGACTAGCAAACCTACCACTACTGGTAATGCTAAGATAAGAACATTCCAATCTTGGTTAAATAAGACTTATGGCTTCAAGATAGCGACTGATGGTTTGTATGGTGGTCCTGAAACCAAAAAAGCTATCATTAAAGCTTTTCAAACAGAGTTACGTAAGCAGTATGGCAGGTCAATAACGGTTGATGGCTCGTATGGTCCTGCTTCAAAAGCAGCAAGTCCTAACAACATCTATGTTGGCATGAGCGGTAATATTACGCGTATCATTCAAGGCACTTTGATTTGCAAGGGCTATGATCCTAAAGGCTTTGATGGTTCGTTTGGACCGGGTTGTAAAGCAGCAGTGGTCAAGTTTCAAAAAGACCATAAATTAGTCGCTAATGGCTATGTCGGCAAGAACACATTTGAACAACTTTTCAAATAACACAAAGAGCCTACCAAAACTGGTAGGCTTATTTTGTTGCGAACATTATACGCACTTTATAACTATGGAGCAAGCTGTTTTCGATAAAAAAAATAAAAAAAGTTGTTTTTTTCAGCCTGTTTGAGATACAATGTAGTCAATTGACAATAAGGATGTAGTATAATTGGTAAAAAGAGCCGATGAAGTTTCGTTAAAAACTTATAGAATTCTAATAACAATAATTTCAGGCTTTTCGTTGACGATTAATTTATTTAGCATTGTCGATACGAGTAGAGTTTTTTTGATCTCATTACCTTATTTCGCTTCTAATTTATTAACGTTTTATGCTATTAATGCTAAGACGACAAAAATGTTTAATAGTAGAGAATTTGTTAAAAGAGCGTTGCTAATTGTGATTGTAGGGCTTTTTTTACTAAGCAACTTGTCTGACTCCATTTTGGAAGGTGAATATGAAAATTATTTTTGCATAGCTGCTAAAGTAATTTGCACTTCGACTATTTGGTTTGTATTTTTTATTGCGCTGAGAAGCGATCTATATTATTCGCCTGAACCACAAGAAATAACGGATCTTAGAAATGATATCCATAAAGACATGGAAGAAGAAAAAGAGAAAGTTGTATATAGAACTAGAGATTCTAAAGTTGAAAGCAATTTAAGCAGCCGTAAATTCGTCGAAGAAAACGATAGAAAGTTGCGGACTGAGAGGGGAACGAAGAAATGAATGATATATTATTAGTTTTGTTCTTATCAATCGTTTTATATTTTTGTGTTTTAGTGCTAAAAACCAAAGTAATGTTTAATCAATCAAAGATTAAAATCAAAATAGCAACTTCTGCTTTAGTAATGATATATATTCTGTTCATACATATGAAAATAGCTTTGAAAAATAGTCAATCTATTGAATATTCTTTATTTGTTTTGAAACAGTTTTTTGTAAGATATGAAGTTTCACTGGTTATATTCATTGAAGTTTCGATAGCTTATTCAAAAAAAGCGTCGAAAAAGTCTTCAAGCAACCGAGATTCAGTTAGAAATAATATGAATTCAAAGATTTTTCGTAAGAAATATAAGGATATGGTCTATCAAATTGTATAAAATTGGTATTTATTTAAACACCATCCAACTAATTCTTGGGTGGTCTTTTTATTTGCCTCTCAAACCTGTATACCTACCAAGCACGCTAAGCATGTACTACTACATTCCATTCTGAACAGTTGGTGAGCTGTGAGGAATGGTTTTTTGTTTTACACAGTCAATCTTTTCTTTTTATCTTCAACCCACCAGCTACCATAGTCTTTATCTGGATCAAATTGCCACTGGGGAATTCCATCAGTTACAACTCTGTCGAAGTAGTAGACGTGATACTTCGTATGTCCTTCTGTTTTTAAATGCAGTTTAAAGACAAACCAGTTGTCTTTATTATTTTTACTATACTTCGCAGGCAAGAGAAAAGCAGGGCGTTTGGTGCGCTCCATCGTTTCAGCAAAGCGCTCTTTGATGTATTCTAGCGGTACTGGGTAGGTACTTAGTTCGTAGTAGTATTTTTCAAAAGCTAAAGTTTCAGGTCTGTGATAAGCGATTTGTGCAAACAT